TTGGAAGTTTGAGGAAGGCCTGCTGGCCATGCTTGCGGATGTAGTCCGCTTTGTCGCTGGCGCTCATTTCGGAACGTTTCAGGCTGCCACCACCGTTTGGTTTGTGTGTGCCCGCGCCGGTGCCTTCCGCGCGAGGGAACAGATGCGGAGCCGTCTCCTTAAGAGACTCCGCCCACTCAAGCGGGCTTAGTGGAGTTTTACCGTCTTTACCGAACAGAACGTCGCCATTTGCATCAACTGCTACGGCCTCGCCTTCGTCGTTGAGCTGGAATGTGCCTTTGGCACGCAGAATCAGATCGTCAGATGCTTCCGGCAGCGCGCCAGCTTTTGAGGCTGCTGCACGGATTGCATCGCCCAGAACTCGATCCCGGAATTTGTTGGAGAACGCTTCGGCTTTGTCCGCGCGCTCGTTTGCGGCTTTGATTTGCTTATCGACGTCAGCACGCAGACGCTCGGTGCGCTTATCGAGCACCTCATCGATTTTTCCGGCGGCAATCAGCTTTGCCTCTTCGTCGTCGGAAAAACGCTGGAGGATCCCGCGCACTGCATCAGGATCGATACCATCGAAGCGTGACAGGGTTTCTTTTTGCTGCTTAATGGTTCCCAGCAGCTCAGAGTTTTTCGATTTCAGGCCAGTGACTTCGCTGGTCACACGCTCATCAATCAGCTTCTGGATTTCAGGAGTGATTTCGATACCGCCACCACCACCGCCCTCACCGCCACTTTCAGGTGCGTAATATTTCAGAAGCATGTTTCGAATTAACATAATTTCCCCTCGGGATTTTGCCGGGCCTCGCCCATAAAAAAGCCCCGGCGGATGCCAGGGCGTGGAGTAAGATGTGATTGTTAGTTGTCTGTGCCTGAGAGCTGCTTCAGCCGTTCCAGGCTGATCCACTCGCCTTTGTCAGTGAACATATCAGCCAGGTCGATTTCACCCGCGCGGAACAGACGTCCACGCTCGGCACCCAGAACCTGATCCTGGCGTTGTGCCGACTGGCGCGCGAGCCATTCCAGATACGAGGTTTTAGCTGGCACCTGGCCATCCATGCTGGCACGAGTACCCTCGGCCATCTCATCAATATCAATGCCGAGTTCGCGCCAGGACTTGAGAATCAGAGTTTCAGTAGAACGGCAGCAGAAATGAATCTTCCCGGGTCCCTGCAGGTAAGGCACCTTATGCCCGACCGGTTTGTTATCCAGGGTGTAACGCAGCAGGTCACGAATAATGCAGTCGTGGCTGGTTTTATTGTCCAGTGTAGACAGCCACTGTTTGCCTTTCACGATATCGCTGTTGGCACTGGTGAAGCTGTTGCGCGCTGTGGCAGCCAGATGATTCACAGCTGTTTTAGCGATGCTGGCGGCATTTGCCCTGCTCATCTGCAGCGCGCCGTCGCGATAATCTTTATTGGCGTGGCCGCGAACACTGCGCGCGATTGTTTCTACCGTGTCGCCGGCAAGATACCCCCTTCGAACGGCGTTCACTATCCGCGCCAGCCTGTCCGATTCCAGATTATCCGCCCACTCACTCAGCAGCCGCCCCTGAAAGGGCTGCGCCATCGCCGCGGCATACACCATATCGGCTGTAATACCCTGCAGCGGATAGTGAGACAGGACCTGTGATGGCAGAAGGGAATCGAACAGGCTCAGCTGATAACTGGCTTCGTTCTTTGCCAGCGCCACCAGCTCACTCTCGAGCCCTGCCTGCATGGACGCTACGGCTTGATGGTTAAGTTCGCGCACGCTGCCCAGTAAACTCTCCAGACGGTTAACGGTGAAGCTCTCCGGCGGCAATCTGTCCAGCGCATCTAGTAGCCGTGCCGAAAGATCCGCGTCCGTTTCGTTAAGCAACTTCACCATCCGGTTTGCCACACCGGTGGCGTAGCGACTTAACCAGACGGAATGTGCGATCGACTCATCGCGCAGGCTTTCGTTAATGGTGGCCATATCAGCCTCCCGTCAACGTTGGTGCCTGATTGCGAAGCACATCAATAACCTCGTCCGGACTGTCGGCCGGGTCAATGAGGTCAAGCTTTTGCAATGCGCGAATCATATCGCTATCGCGCAGCGCACCGGACTGCCAGGCGTTGACGATTGCCGTCACCATGCCCGACTCGGCAACCTTCGCGATGAACTCCTGGTTGATGGTGTAACTCGTCGTTTCGCCCTTGATGCCGAGGTATTTCGCACACCAGCTAAGCGCCAACGTGTAGGCCTCAGAAACGTTCGAAACGCAGATACCGAGCACAGACGTTGAGGATGTTTGCTCACCGCTCGCCTGGGTAGCAGTCTTCGCCGTGGCGTTCTGCTCAATCAATCGGGCGCCAAGCTGCACCATGTAATCGCGTTTGCTGTCCATGGCCTCTTTAGCCAGCATGTTCGGCTGCGCCTGGGCATAACCAAACGAGCCCTCCTTAGGAAGCAAAAGCGGTGATCGGGAACCAATTTTAACGCCCTTCTTCTCGAGGTGATCACGCCAGTTGGTATCAAGCCCTGTCATGTACGGCTGCACCTGACCACAAAACCACACGCTGTCCTCATAGTCAGCACTGTTACGGTAATGACCGTGGTTTATCTCCACCAGCGCAGCCAGAGGTGAATCATCAATTGTAGGATCGTTGTTCTGGGCCCCGACGAATGTGAACGGGATTTCGTCCCAGTAGTCCTTTCCTTTCGGCTTAGGGTGGTACTCACTGTCAACGGTGTAGGTTCCGCTTGCAGTGCCACCAGCCCGGCGCCATACCCGGCAGATGAACCGGCCTTCTTCCAGCGCCAGTTCGCGGTACTGGATTTCATCCTTATAAGCGTAACCATCCGGCTCTTCTACGCATTCACGCAGTACCACCAGCACCAGCTGATCGCGCCCGTTAATTCGCTTTGTTCGCCAGTTGATGATGTTCTCTGCCGGATAGCGGAGGATGATCGCCTCATCGGAGGCTTCTGCGTAATCGACATAAAGCCCCTCTCGCGCAACTTCCAGCACGTTCTCGGCCACCAGTTGCGACTGCTGATAAATACTGGTGCCGGCACCGTCAGCATTGTCCAACAGGTAATTGAGCTTTTCAGGGCCGTTAAACGTGGGGTCCTTGCGATACGCCATCCCAAGCATGCCGATTTTCGTATTACCGGCAATGGCATAGAACACCGCGCGGCTCAGATAGTCCTCATTGCGCTTGCGATTGCGAGTGGATTTATCAGTTGGGTCGAGATAAGGCAGGTACTTATTACCCGCTGCCTTTACGGCCTCAGCTCCTTTGCAAAAGTCCCTGTATTTCCGCCAGGCAGCAGAAGCCGCCCGGTGTTCTGGTCGAACCCAGGTGATGTCGTCGTTTGCCATATCAGAAAGTGGTGTCCATGGTGATTGAGTATGCCGGTTTCACGATCGGGTAATCCCTCACGATGAAGTACCCACCAGCATCATTGGGGTGATCGTTATCTGCTGATTTGTCCGGTTCGCCATTTGTCGCCCAGATTTGCTGCTCAAGGCTCTCGGTATAAACCGGGCAGTTCTGGACGTTCACCAGATAGCGGCGCTCGCCGTTGGCGTTACAGAACATGGCATTCATCGAGTTGATGCGGTCTTTAACCGGCGGGTTGGCATCATCAACAATGACGCTGAATCCTGCATCGTTGAGCTGAGCGATATCGGTCTTGCTTGCGTTCTGGGATTTGCGTGAATCCCCTGATGCATCAGGATAGATGTAAATCTCCCGGTTTTTAACGTAGCGACCGTCCTCATAGCGCCAGAACTCTTCCTGAATGCGCTTAATCATCGCCGGAGTATCGTAGACCTTCACCAGCTCACGAATCGCACGCGGCAGACCATTGCGCTTTACGTGAACAATCGCGGCCATTTTCCCCACGTTGAAGTCCATTCCAATGAATAGCGGATCCCCATCCTGAATCTCGTCAGAACAGTTATTTAGCTTACGGTTGAATGCGTGGTAAATGGTCCCGCTGTTGAGGTTAGTGAACTTCCCGCGCAGATAAGCCTGAATCAGTTCGTCAGGGTAAGAACTCAGCAGCGAGGGGATGTAATCAGGCGGTAGATTCTTCGCATTGTCGAACGTGCTTGCCTGAATCAGTCCATACAGTGACGCCAGTTGCGGTTTATCCCGCACAGCCTTAACGAACTGCTGGTAGACAAACTTGAAGCCTTCCGGCGTTGTCGTGACGTCAATTCCATTTCTCAGACCGGGAATGTTGTAACGCATACGGGCAATGATTTTTCGCCACGCCTGCTGCGCTTTGGCAGCCGCCATAACGTCCAGCTCATCCACCATCGCGTTACCGATTTTGAAGCCGACGATCGAGCCGGGCTTCTCCATCGAGCGGCAAATTGTGGTCCCGCGGTATCGTCGACCCTCGTAGAAGTGAACCTCTTTGTTCCCCTCATTGATTTTGACGCTCAGCCCCCAGTCGAAGGCTACCTCTTCAATCGTCGGGTAGAAGATGTCACGGATCTGCGGATATGTTGGCGCGAAATAGCCCTGGTTAATCTTCGGGTGCTCCCACATCCCTTTGCAGATGCCGCCACAACCCACCCACGCTTTACCCGAACCGAACCCGGCAACATAGGCTTTGAATTTGTGCTGCATCGCGAGGAACCGCGCCTGAGGAATGTTAAGTGTCGGGCTGCTCCCCATCGTCTGCCCTCGCATCCACTACGTTGATATTGATCTGCACTGGGGTTGGTCCATCCTCCTCACCATCACCTGCCAGCTCTTTACGGAGTTTCTCGACCTCAAGCTGCCGGCGTTCGATTTCTATATGCTGCAGGCGCTGGGCGAACTCGCTATCAGCAAGGCCAAGCCGTTTCATCACTGCTTCGAACATGCGCTCACGGCTGATTGCGGTTATCTCGACGCCATTCTTGCCGACCTTCACGCCGGAGTATGCGAGCCGTGAGACTTGAGGGAGTTTCCGGGTGTCCGGGAAGTAAGGTTGGCCAATGCCGTCACCATTACAGCGCGGGCATTCAGGGTTAGGCTCTCTGTTGTGGTCGTAGCCGTAACCGCCAGAATCTTCGGGTTCACGTCTGTCACGTTCAACAGCCTCGAGCCTCTTCTCTTCGAACTCAACTGCATCGCGCCACTGGTAATGGTGACCGAAGCCCCAGCAGTAACGGCACGCGCCGCGGCGATACTGCGAAAGCTGGTTTGCATCGAAAGTGGCGAGCTGCCACATCTGGGCCAAGACCTCATCGGCACAGCCAAGCGTGCGCACAATGGAGGCTTTCTGCTGCTGCGCAATAGCCTGCGCAACGTTAGGATTCGTTATGAGCTGACGACCATAATTTGGGTCGCTATAACCAGCGCGTGCGGCGGCTGCCGTGGCGTTGTTGTCCTTCAGGTATTCAGCAATAAATCGCTTTACCTTCGCACTAAGCTTTATGTCCACTAACTCTTCTGCGCTTTGTTCTTTCTGCGCAGTGCGCACTTTTTTCTGCGCAGATTTTTGCGCACTTTCCGCAGCAGGCTTTTTTATATATCGGCGTGCGGTTGCGTAGTTCAGTCCCTGCGCTTCACACCATTCCTTTGGTGATACGCCGGTTGCGGCATGTTCGGACAGGAACCGTTGCTGAAGCACGCCCCAGTCCGGTTTTGCCATAATTTCCTCTGGATAAATTTGTTAAAGAAAGCGATAGTAACCTTTGGAATTCACGAGCTATTCGCGCAAGTTTTCTCAATTCTGACTGCGATTAGCCTTACTACTTAGCAAAAAATGGATAATAAATTTTTAGTATTGGCAGAACAGGTGAGAGATCACCTTCAAAAGAGATCGCCTGTATCATTACCCGACATTCCTTTTAACAATTTTCCACTCGGATGTTGTTCTGATAGCGCGCTTATTTTGGCTGAAATTATTAACCGCCGGATTGGTTGTAGAGCTAAGGTTGTGAGTTTTGACAAAGGCTGTAACGGTCTTGTTGACTCACATGCTTGGGTAGATATAGATGGGCAGTGCTTAGATATAACGCTGGATCAGTTTAACAATAAGGCTTGTAATTCTTATCCTGCGATACATGTTGGACCTTACCTGCCAATTCACACCGAGTATGCCAATGGTGAGCCGAGCCAAGTATCACAGCCGAGTTGGTTTGAGATTGTAGTAGAGGAAGTAGAACATCTCATAGATGAGTAGTATTTCGCCATCACTATGGTCAGGCCCACCGTGATGGCATTAAAAGGCCCGTTGTTCAAGGGCTTATGAGAAGCCATGGAGATGCTGTAAAAAGTTAAAATAGTTTTAAGTTTTTGGCAATTTCATCAAGAAGAGATTCCATTCCCTCCCTCTCTCCACCAGCCTTTACATAGATTTTATATTGGTCTGAAAATGTTTTCCAAAAGACATTTACATCCTTATTTTCGAAGAGACCATCACACATAATCCAACATTTCACAGCTTGCTCATAAGCTGAGATAAGATCATTTTTTTGAAAGTAAATACGTGTCGCATCATGGGTACGATGAGACATATCCGGGTAGGTATTTATCAAAATTCGAGCAGTATTAATCTGTGGATAGGACCATTTCTTCGGCATTGCCTTTAACGCATCTTTAAGATCGAGTATTGCATGCTTGAAATTTACTCGAACTTTCAGTGCCTCCTGCTTATGCCATGAACTCAAAGCACACATAGCAACAACAATTGTACCTATGGCTGCAATAGCACTTACAGCACTTGCTATCATAGTCCAAAATGCCCAGTTTGAAGCCTCTTTTGCAATAAGCATTGTAGCCAAAGAAATTGAGTTTGAATCCATTTTAACCTCACTGTTTTGATGAGGTTATTGTAACTAAAAGCATGACAGCAGGCACTCAATGAATGCCTGCTGTCATGCCTATCCCCTCTGAAGGAAATTTAGTGATTTATTCCTCGTAAAGGATAGGTATTGCAGTATGGGAGGTAGAATGTCCAACAGGTTGGACAAAGTGATTTCTGCATTAAAGACCACTTATGAGGGGGTAACCGCAGCAAAATAATTAGAGCCCACTATAGAGAGAGGACTTCGCCTCCCTCGTTTCTATAGGAGGTTTAATGAAAAAAGGCTCATTTATGCTTTTAGCTTGTCTTTACACTGATAGCATCAACGACATCATCCATCTCATTTGTCTGCTGATTGCACAGCATTACGGCGTTCTTCAATACTTCTAATCCCTGCCTTATCCAGATTGCACTGCCCCAGCGCCGTATAGAGCTGAGCGTTTAACTCCAGACTGGCCTGCCACGTGAACGGAACCACCATTCCGGGGATCGGCGTGTCTGCGGTCAGGTCAGTGCTAATCGGCACCACCGGGGCCGGGACGTAAACTGTCTGCGTATTCCCGCAAGCTGTCAGTAGCGGCAGAAGGAACAAGCTGGTTAGCGCACGGATCGCCTTCAAGCGCCTGCCTGATGTAGACAATGCGAGTCTCGCCCTTTTGAGCCAGTTCGTTCTTTGCATTCTGGGTAGCCTGTGAGATGTCACGAATGAGGTTCATCGTGGTGATCACGTTGCTGGTGATCGCCTCCGATGTTTCTGCACGGACCGTCGCCTTATCGCGCTGGTCTTTGTAAGTGATGGCATTATCGTGGTAGTGGTTAATTGTCCAAGCCATGGAAACCAGCAGGCAGATAACGACAGCGCAGATGATTGCTGTTAATCGGCTCATTTCTGGCTCCACTCGCAGACTTCACGCTCAATCTCGCGCCGGGTGATCAATCCTTTCCACTGCTTTCCACCGGCATACGTCCAGCGCTGCAGTTCTTTGCATGCACCCGGAACATCACCGGCATTCAGTTTCCTCAGCAGCGTTGATCTGGCGAAAGCACCAGAACCAACGTTGTAGGTGAAAGAGTAAAGTGCGGCACGAGTAGTGTCGGGAACATGGACCTTGATCAGTGGGTCGATAACTGCAGAAACTTTGCGCAGGTCGGATTGAAGTAAGGCGTCACATTCCTTATCGGTGTATCGGTGACCGCGGCGAACGTCAGCCCCGGTATGTCCATCACAAACAGTCCAGACACCGACGACATCCTGATAAGCGTAATAACGACGTCCTTCAAGACCATCTGCATTGCCCAGCATGACTGCTGCTATAGAGATAGCGCTGGCTCCGCCAACAATGGTGCCCACCAGCTTATTTCTGAGTGTCGGGTTCATCTCGGCTCCTGTTGCGACGGTTGTCTTCACGGATCTTGAAATAGAGATTTGTCAGATACGTCAGTACGGCGACGATGATGCCCACCAGCACACCGATAGCGTTCCACTGCTCGGGGCTGTAGGCATTCAGCATGCCGTTTAGGATGCTACCGGCTGAAGCGCCGTAAGCAGCACCGGTGGTTAGTTTGTCCATGCGATACATACTCTCACCTCGCGTAGTTAGCGGGTGCTGTGTGTTTGAAAGGGGTCAGTCCGTCGGGACGATTTAACAAAAAGGCGTGTCGATGATGGTTCCTGGAGCCTGAAATTAAAAAGCCAGCGACAGGCTGGCAATGTGAGGGTAAGGCAATGAACAGGATATTATTTAGAACCAAGCGACCTATAAGCTAGCTAAACAGATGGCATTTGTGTAAAACGATGACATCAATCAGCAGGTGTTCATCGTGAAATACATTCGGTTAATTTTAAGGCTCATAACAGTATCACTTTATGTGTTTCTGGTAGTTTTTGGCTCTGGATTTGTAGGTTCGAGTACAGCCAATGCAATTAATCTTGAAACACTTAACCTAAATTACTCATTAATCGCAAAGGACTCGGCGGTATACGCACTCTGCGCAACTGGAGCGACATTAGTTGTTCCACCTGTCCTATTTTTAATCCAACATTATGTCTGGCCAGTGTTGAAGTTTATCGGCTTGAAGATTCGCTACTTCTTCCATGGATACTAAAAGGCTCGCAACTGGCGAAGTATCACTTTTTTTCCGTTACAGCGCTAGCTCTTCAATAATTCTTAAATCGCCAGAAGCAAAAAGCCCCACGGGGTTAACCGCAGGGCTTTAAACGAAGGCAATAACCCATCGTTAGAGCAAAATTACCACAGTTTCGGGAAAAGTAAATAGCTCACGATAAATTCACGCCCTATTTTGTTATCTGCTTCAGCTGCGCATCAGCCCACGCCTCTTCGATATCAAACTTGGTGATGAGCTGGTCGTAGAATGGCTTAACAGACTTCTTCCAGGTATCGAGGGTGATTGCATCCGTTATCTGGCACATCGCGGCGTAAGCCTCAGTTGATGGAATTCGTTCATACCCGCGCCCGCTGCAGCGCTTGCAATCAGCCAGAACCGGAACACCCTGCTGTTCTGTAAGAACCTGATTAACGGCTTTCCCACGTCCATGGCAATCTTTACAGGCGCAACTTACAACCTTCTTACCCTTACACTGAGGGCATAGAACGCGCGCTACCTCCATGACCTGCCTGCGCACCTCATACTCCGAAGGTCGAATATTCTCGACACCCATATGCAAAGACATCTTCACGAACTTCTTCTCTTTTGCCGGAGTGTGAGACTTCATGCTGAAAACCTCAGCGTCTATAAACCCTTCCCCATTGCAGCCATCGCACTGCTTCACGCTGGCGGCGCTGCGGGAATAGTCCTCGAACGCGAAGGTGGCCAGCTGATGCATCACCAGTGGCTTAACCCCGGCATCCAGTTTGCGCAGTGCAGCCACCCGATCGCACCTGGTCAGCGCATACTGGGCCAGCAATTCGATCGCCCTCTCCCGGTCATTCTTGCTGATACCCATCTTCCCGAGAAAAGCGCTGTAACCCAAGGCTGCCCGTTCCTGCGTCATGCCCATAGCGGCCATAATATCCGTCCCGGTTAATGAGTCTGACGCCGTTGCACGCGGAGAATCATTAATCATTGTCGATTTGGCGAAGTGATATTTGAGGGTGTTTTCAAGGTTCATGCGGTCTCCAGCTCGGTAATGGTGAGTTCTAATTTCCCGCCCTTAACGACAGGCTTTTTCACAACGCGATAGTCGACAACCTGGCAGTCATCCAGCCAGAATCCCGCCTTGGTTAAAGCGTCGAATGCAGCTTTCTGCAGGTTATCCAGATCGCGGCGCCGGCGGTCGGGCATATGACATTCAATTCGGATTTTGAGTGGTGCAGCCGTTCGGATATTTAGCCGGACGCTTCGAATGACACTGGCCACGGCATAGCGGTACGCGACGCCATCAGCACTAATATGCGTACGCCCGCGGTTGTGGCGGTAATACCTGTTATTGCTCGGCGGCCAGGGCAAAGTGATTTGATACGTCTTCACGCTCACCCCCACGTCCGGTTTCGCCAGCGGCTATCCGGGCGCGCTGGTGTATTTGAGGTTGGAAGGAATGCACTGACAGTCCAGGTCACGTAATCCTGGTTTAGACTACGCTCAACCCGGACGCCGCGCGCTTTGTAACGTTTAACCAGCTCGTCGGCCTGTTCGGTGCTGCAATCGGTGTGGTGGAACCAAGAATGTTTCATCCCCATCACCCCGCAAAGCCAAGCAGCTGAGCGGCGACATTTTCTGCCTCATCACGACTGCGGAATGAACGGGACAGGACCCAGCGCCAAAGAACATCGAGCGCGGCCTTATAGAGTTGCTGAAACTCGAGCTCGTCCATGTTGGCGAATGAGATGCTACGTGGATGTTTTTTGAGTGTGCCGTCTGGTAGCTGAATGGCATCAAAGTGCCCTGCCTCGACGATTACCCAAGAGCGGTAAGCATCGAAGGATTTGCACAGGCTAATGCCATTCGTGACGCGCCGATAAGCAACCTGTTCCAGGTACTGTTCAGCAGCATCGATCAGAGCCCCCTCGTTCCCGCCATATGAAGCCAGGAATTTTGCGTAGCCGGTGATCAGCTTCCGCTCGTTGCTAGAGATAGCCCCGCCGGTTGGTTCCCAGTATTCAAAACCGAGATTGAGAAGCGCGAAAAAGCGCCGGTGGAATGCCGGATTTCGTACCCGCCTGAACTCGGCAACAAGAACATCGCCGAGCCGGGTTTTGGATTGAAGGATATCCCTGGTCTCGGGCGTTGCCGGGATCAGTATTCCTGAATGGTGTTTGATAAGTTGTAATTCTAGCGCCATGGTTCTCTCCGTGGCGCATCAGGTATAGGTTGTTCAGGCCTATGAAAGAATAATATCAGACGGTGGTGTTACTCGGTACCCCAGTCGTTTTGCAAATTGCATAAACCCGTTGAAAGTGAAGATTTCTTCCTCTTCGAGTAACGGTCGTAATGAAACTATTCCATTTACTCGATAAACCAGATATCTCCCTTCCGCCGGGAAGCTATAGATAACTGCGTTATCGGCCCTTCTGACCACGTCGTACCATTGATCATCTGCATTAAAGGCATCTGCACTACACACTATTTCCCCCAGAGCGACTTATTGACGCGGTAAACAGTAATCGGGAACAGCCAGGGGAACGCAAACAGCGATACTCTTTGAAACTGCTCCAGTAAAATTCACGCGATTAATAAAACCACTCGTCCGCGCTTTCCCAGGTCTCCTGCACGATATGCTCAATCTCTTTCTTATCGCCCCCAAAAACAGTCAAACCATCATTACCGGCACGCTTGATCGTTAGCTGGCAGTCATCAAACTGTTTGCTGAGTCTTTTGAGCAGTTCTGACTCGAGCGCAGGTATAGCTCCATCAGGAAGTTTCTTCATGCGATCAATGGTTAGCTCGATTTTCATTTTTCCCTCCGCAATGAATTACTGTATGTATATACAGTATATTTATAAACATATCTCGCGGATTTTGCAACGCTTTAAGGGCACCCAACCCAAAACACCATGATGACGAAACCGCCTGACAAACTACAGACAGCATCTTACCGTGGACATAATGGAGCTTAAGGTTTTTGAGGATTGGAAATCGGGGCGAAAATCAGAATTGTGTGTGGCTCTGCTGCGGGCGTGGAATCTACCCGCAGCAGAAATGAAATGTTTTAACCTTCTCTGTTCACGCACAGAGCAAATGGCGACTGTAAGTTTCCTATCAACCAACCATTACTGGAAGGCTCAACTCTCAGCTGGCGAGCCGTTCCATCCGGGACATAAAAGAAGCTGTTTTTGAAGCTCTCTTCATCAGCGGTGTCGCGGTGAGTTTTTACGTAACGCGTATCCATAATGGAGATCTCACCAGGCCTGTCCATTTCATAATTAAACAAAATTGTTCGAGATATAACTTGCGCCCCTGTTTCAGAGCGAATATTTCCTGACAAGACAGCTTGTCCGTCATGGTTTTCATCTAAACGAAAAACCATGTCCAACGTCGCAACGAAATCTGGCTCTTGATGGTTATAGCGTAAAATCGTTGAGCAGTTAACTTTCAGATAGTTTTGATTCTGCCGTTTGTGCACATAGAACCAAACAGATAACGCAAGAACTGTGAGTAGAAGTATAGCAATCAACCCTGTTTTTTTAGTGAGTGCGTTCATAACCATTCCAATAGTTATTCAGACAGGAGATGTATTTATCGTTTCTTGAAGTACACCGACTGATGAAAGCTCGTCCCTTGTTGCCATAAAGATATGACTCAGAAACCTGATACAAGAATGAGGTTCCGTCCAGACAGTCAATTCCATTGGCCTTTGCCAACTCGATGAACAAGTCTTTTTTTTGTTCAGAAAGCGATGCGGAGTTTCTTTGTACAGTGTATACAGGGCACGACCCATAGTTAAAGAGAAAATAAGTCTTCAATTCTCTTACCTGAGCCAAATCTTTTGATGGAACCCTAAGCCCTAACGTAATCAAGAACGCGCTTATTAAAACGGTTGCCAATGCCAGAGAGATAGGTAATTTTCTATATTTAACTCGCACGGGCGAGCTTTCTTTTACTACTTTCGCTTCATTGTTTCCATCTTCCAACCGAGACTCATGCTCAATAGTGGATTGAGTCAGAACCCTTACCTCGACTTCACTATTAAACATAAAACCAACGCGAGGCACGGTAGTAATACACTCCTCGACAATCCCAAACTGTACGAAATGCTTTCTAAGTTCGGAGATGTATTTGTTTAGCGTGTGACTAGAAGAACGGAGACCATGAGCATCCCATACGCTATACAGAAGTTCATTTCGCGTCAGAACCTGACCATGCTTTTCCAGAAGACATGCAAGAAGTCTGTTCATTGTCAGGGTCAGAATGACAGTAGAGCCCTCGTCTCCGGATGGCCATATAGCACCATCTTCCGAGCGATAGTAAACCCTATTATCAATCACGAAAACCATCTCTGACTCCTTATCCATGATGGTAACTGAATGGTATCTCTCGTTTCTGCAACTTACGGAAACCCATCAAATTCTTAGTCTCATCCTAGCACAGCCAGGCACAGCAGCAGTTTTTGCAGTCATATTGCTTGTAAATGGATGAATTATTAGAACATTGATTTGTAATTTAACAAACTCACGATACATATACCTGCATTACGTTTTTGGTTGATAGGATTATTCGCAGAAGTGAATGAGCAGGTTCTTAATCTCCAGGAGCAGTCATCCGCCCTACCGCCATTCACAGTCCGGGGAAAGAAGCGATATCCCGGGTAGCGAATCTTGTAGATAAGGAGCGAAAGAATGATAAGCACCAAAATGCTCATGAAGGCAGAACGTTTATTCATCAAAGCACGCACATTGATTAGAGAAACGATCTTATCAGCGGAACTAAACGGTGCTGAATTTGTGCCTTATGTTCAGCCGGTGTACAAGGATGACGTGATTGTTGGTGGAGAGGTATTACTGAGAGTTCTTAAAGATGGCGTTCTTTACTCTCCAGAAAAATACTTATCTGCCATGGAGTCCTGTGAGATCATTAATGATGTGACATGTGCGCTACTGTCCGGGGTTAAAAGCTTTTTTGAAGGATATAGAGGAGCTTTACCAAACGACTTCTATCTTTCTTTTAATATTTGTGCAAGGCAACTGAACGCACCTAGAGTAATTGAAGCGGTCACAGATTTTAATGAAACATTTGAAGGCCGTATAGCTGTAGTGCTGGAAATCGTGGAACGCGGAACCATGGATTTCGATGATTTTGCTCTTGAATCTATGCAACAACTGACTGCGTCAGGCGTGCGTTTTGCTATTGATGACTTTGGAAGTGGAAGTTCATGTCTCAAATACATTGAACATGCTGGGTTTTCCACAATAAAAATAGACAGATGTCTTACTGTCATCAGCAATGGCTCTTTGGTTTACTCAACCGTGCTCGATGCAATCTTATTGCTATCTAAGAGTCTCGGTATGCAGCTTATTGCTGAAGGAGTGGAGACCGAAGAACAATATCAACTGCTTAAAGAGAAAGGTGTTCTCACTTGTCAGGGATTTTTATTCTCTCGTCCAGTATGTATTGAACACTTTGCCATTAAGTATCTTTAACAAAAAATTGAGAATATGCAAAATTCACAATAGATTCTCATTAATGGGTTTTAGTCTTTAAATGCGACACAGAATTTTTACAAAGAACAACTATATCAAAATTGCATTCATTCATTTGCTGAGGGAAATCCTTCCTAAAACGCATGCTTGCATTGTTGACATTGACTCCTTTACATCTCTTTCAGAAATACTGGATGAAATAGATGGTATCGAACTCAAAGCCAACCAGTACATATATATTTTAAAAGGAATTAATGTTCATTCAAAAGTGTTAAGCCCATTAGCAACATTCGGACGTGATGACAACTTGATTGACATTATACACTTGCTGAAAAATGGACAGCCTATTGACTGGTCAGATTTAAAGCAACACTTAATTATGATGTCGGAACTATCAGTACTATCCAGAAAAGATAAAGAAATCGCTTGGTCAGTAGCTCAACATACAGATGTATCAAGCGTTGCGAAACTAGCCAATGTCAATAACAAAACAATTTACACTCGCATAGCGATCATAGCTAGAAAATTAAACTTGAGGCATTTGAATGAAGTAAGAACGTTTGTTGCTAGCGAGATTAATTATTTATAGTTATTTTTGTGCTCACGCATTCACTATGCAAATAAAAGTCATTGCGAGCAGTATGTCTCATTCACTGCCCGTAGTGCATTTCACCCTATTAATTCTCAATGCAGAATTAATATTTTTGAAACTAAGGATATATCTATGAAAACGATTTTCTCTGTTGCAACTATTACTGCCATGGTTATGGCTTCTGCGTACACATTCGCAGCTAATGAAGGTGAAACCAGTTCGGTTGTATTTAACGGTTCAATTAAAGAAAACACTTGTGTAATCAATAATGGGTCTAAAGGACAAACAGTTGTATTAGGTGATATCGAGAAAAGTGTACTTGCAAATCAAGGAAACTATTCTCAACCGGTTGGCTTCACAATTGCACTTGATCAGTGTGATACCGCCAATGCTACCATCACTTTCAAAGGTGAGACCCCACCAAGTATTAACAATGCACTGAAAACAACGGCTTCAGGTGTTGGCATCCAAATTTTGGATCAAAATACCCCAGTGGTCGTTGATGGTTCTACACACGCACAGTCCATCAACGTTAGTTCAACTAATCCTAATGAATTCGATTTCACGGCGCGCTATATAGCTCTGGATAACAATGTGGCAGTCGGGTTGGCCAATTCAACTGTAGATTTTACCGTGAAATACAACTAATTCCTCAGCCCGCGGCACCCCTATCAAATGGGGTGCTACCCTTTTCATGATCAATTTTGGAGAATCATATGTTTTATTATTCCTTTCAAAAACAGCTACTCGCTTCAATATTATGCATAGTAATGTTTTTCCCCCATTTGGCCTCGGCGGGAGGTATTGTCTTGGGTGGAACACGCCTTATATATCCTATGGATGCCAAGCAGGCCACTTTGTCTGTTCGTAATTCTTCGCAAGAGACCAGCTATCTTGTACAAAGTTGGACGGAGAATGCGCAGGGCAATAAATCCACTGACTTTATTATTACTCCTCCGCTATATGTAAGTAACCCAGGCGACCAGAATATGTTGCGCGTAATTTTCGGTGGTCCTTCCCTGCCACAGGACAGAGAAACTTTGTACTACTTCAACGCGAAGGCAATTCCGTCAGTAGACAAATCAAAGATGGAAGGGAAAAACACACTTATGCTCGCTGCTGTTACGCGCATCAAAATGTTTGTACGCCCCTCTGGTCTCAATGTTCCTGTCGAAAAGGCACCATCGATGCTGACCTTTAAACGGAGCGGGAACCAGGTGCAAATTAGCAATCCTTCTCCCTATCACATAACTATGGTCCAGGTCGCACTCGATGGTCGCAAGGTTGCTGACACGATGGTGGCACCATTTAGTACTGAATCCCTGTTGGCATCAGGAAGTCCTCGTACGCTGACCTACAGCACAATAAACGACTACGGTGCGGTTTCTGCTCAGCAAAAGCAAAATCTGTAAGGTGCTTAGCGCAATTGTTCCTCTAATAGTTCTGCCTCTGGTTAATATTATGAAGAAGTCTACTTTATCGATAGCCCTGACTGGTTTATTTATTCAGGCCGGTTTCGCCGCTAATGCCGCAGGGCTCTATTTCCCGCCAGAATTTTTGGGGGCGGATGCTGATGCAGCTGCCGATCTGAGTATTTTCCAGGCTTCTGGCTCACAGCGGCCTGGAGAATATCTGGTTGAGGTTTTTTTGAATGAAAGAAGCCTGGGTCAACAAACGCTAACGTTTAAAAAACGAGAAGAACAAACTGAACAGCAGCGCAGTAGAGATAATACAGGGCTCTCAGTATGCCTAACACGGGAAATGCTGGCTTCATTGGGGGTGAAAGTAGCTCTCTTTACGAAGATCACTTCTCTTGGAGAGACTGAATGCGTAACACCGGAGAAAGTCATCCCGGATGCATTTACTCGCTTTGATTTCACTAAAATGCAGCTTTTTATCAGCATTCCGCAGGCTTCATTACATAATCAGGCGCGCGGATATATTGACCCTTCTCTCTGGGATGAAGGTATTAATGCCGCTTTACTAAATTATAACTTCAGCGGTGGCAACACCTTTGCCGGCAAATCGGACAGTGATAATTACTTCCTTAACCTGAATAGCGGCATCAATCTTGGAGCCTGGCGACTGCGTGATTTTCGAACCTGGAGTTACTACAGCAACAAATACCAAACCCAGCATTCATGGCAACGCATGAAGACTTATGTTGAACGATCGGTCATCCCCTTGCGCAGCAATCTGGTGATTGGTGAGAGTTCGACATCAAATCAGATTTTTGACTCGCTGGGTTTCAAAGGCATCAGCCTGTCTACAAATGACAACATGTATCCGGATACCATGAGGGGATTCGCCCCGGTGATCCGCGGCGTAGCTGAAAGCAACGCACAGGTACTGGTTCGCCAGAATGGTTATAGCATTTACCAGACGAACGTTTCTCCAGGTGCATTCGAGATAACAGATCTCTACCCAATGTATAGCAGTGGCGATCTGGAGGTGAGTGTAAAAGAGGCCAACGGTAATACTCACGTGTTTACTGTGCCCTATTCCTCTGTTCCGTTACTACAGCGTGAAGGAAGGATGACATACAGCATGACTGCAGGCCGCTTTACGGGTAATAGCGACCGTTACGAGGATCCTGCTTTTGGTGAGGCCACTCTTTTATGGGGACTTCCGCACAACGTAACCATATATGGTGGAGCACAGTATTCTGAGAAATACCTGGCCGAGCAATTGGGGCTGGGCATTAACATGGGTTCAATCGGAGCATTATCTGCAGACGTAACGCATGCGGATAGTACTCTGGCAGATGGTTCGAGCCACAAAGGGCAATCGGTCAGATTCCTCTATGCGCATTCATTTAATCCTACGGGTACGAATCTCCGTCTGACAGGATATCGATATTCGACGAAGGGTTTCCATACCCTTGATGAAACAGCGCTGAAAACCATGAGTGGGCGTTTATACGATCACGATGAGTACGATGAATATGGTAACCGTATTCAGGACACCTACTCCGACTACTACAATCTTTACAACACCAAACGAGCCAGGTTGGAAGCTAATATCTCGCAGAGTCTTGGTACCGCGGGTTCTCTTTACATCACCGGTGTTAAGCAGACCTACTGGAATTCCGGTAGCTCTAATACATCGCTACAAAGTGGCTATAGCAGTACCTTGGGGCCCGTTAACTACTCACTTTCTTACAGCTTTAATAAGCAGAAGAATGAAGGCAATCCGTCATGGACAGACAAGATTTTCAACCTGTCGCTGTCGGTTCCACTAGATCAGCTATTTTCATGGAAAAAAGAATCACGATCTGTCCACGCTACGTTTTATGGCAGCAGGGATAATCATGGCAACCTGAGTCAGCAAGCAGGATTAAGCGGTACGGCTCTGGAAGGCAATACCCTTAACTGGAATGTTTCACAAGGATATAGTCACAGCAGAAATGGTAGCAGCCGCGGCGGTACCGGAAACGCTGGATTAAACCATCGCGGCGGTTATGGCAACTCGTCACTAGGATACAGTTATAGCGATGATTACCAGCGCGTGAACTACGGCTTAAGTGGTGCCCTTATAGCGCACCGAAATGGTCTGACTCAGGGCCAGCAAGTGATGGAAAGTGCAGTGCTAATTGCTGCACCGGGGGCCAGCGGTGCAGACGTTAAAGGTGCAACTGGTGTCACAACTGATTGGCGCGGATATGCTATCAAGCCTTATGCCACTGCCTATCGCGAAAATAGCATTTCTTTGGATACCAGTACGCTCGATGACAAAACTGAAATTGACAGCGGTGTGGCGCGAGTCGTACCGACAAAAGGGGCAATTGTTCGGGCAAGTTTTGACGTACAGCGTGGTCACCGCGCCATAATGAACCTTACTCGCAACGGTAAACCACTTCCATTTGGTACTATTGTAAGTAGCGATAAAGTCAGCGGAATTGTAGGCGATGGTGGACAAGTATATTTGTCTGGTCTTCAGAATGAAGGCTCCTTAACAGCAAAATGGGGTGAACAACAGCATCAACATTGCGTGATTAATTACCGTATCAGTGACAAAGATCAGGTTGCTACTATTGCCCAAATCAACTCAGTCTGTCTTTGATCAAACTGCTAACAAGGAAATAAACATGAAGCTTAATTACGCGCTGAAAAGTGTTATTTTCGGAATGGCTTTTGGAATGCCCATACTGAACTCACACTTACATGCAGCCAACATTACATCTACACAATTTACTATTACCGGAGTCCTGGAAGCGAAAACTTGTTCCTTTAATGAGACTTCTTTTTCAGTAGATCTTCCTGAAGTTGATACAAGCAGTTTAAACAACAGCAATGCAATACAAGGAATAACTGATTTCACATTGAAAATGAATTGTAGTGGTGGTGTAAAGACTGTGAATATCACCCCCTCAGGAACGGCTGTTACAAACGGTGACAGCACCCTATTCCAAAATACCAGTTCTGCCAAAAATGTTGGACTTAGACTACTTGACGCAAACGGAAATATACTTATTCCTGATGGTAAAAAGAAGGTAACAATCAATTATGAGCAGTCCAGTGGTACACATAAATTCTCAGCAGGTTATGCTGCAACAGGCTCTGGGCGTGTAACGGGTGGTTCCTTTCAGTCTTTAGTCACATTTTCGATAGATTACAGCTAAAAGCCATTAAAAGGTTCTAACTCTATATTTTATAACAATGATTAATGCTAGTTGGACATGTCCATAAAGCACTATCAATTCTTAATTGATAAGATAATAGTTAAAATTGACGATATTTATATGAAAAAAACACTCGCAGTATTGATTTTTATTACGGCCTCGACTGAAGCAGCGGTTTTGCAATGTGAGCAAATGAAACCTTGGGGTTTGCGTGATCGCATCCGTTTACCTGATGGGGAATCTTCAAGCCTGTTGGTGGAGCTTAAACCTTCCGGAATTGCATTAGGCTCTCCAAAATTCAAAAACTTTCACATAACGCTTGATTTTCCAAATGCATTGACAAGTACCGCGCTGGCCGGGAATTATGTACGCATACATCATTCATTTTCAGGTGGAGATGCCTATTCTTACTCTAGCACTCCGATTCCAGCAGGAGTTAATACTTTTAGCGTAACCATACCGTGTAATGAAAGCGTTGACGGTAAGTGTAATATTAAAAACTCAACCACCAATATTGTTCTAACATCAGAGTACTATTCGTCTAAGGTAGCAAAAATCGACGAAAGCATAACAATGCCACAAGGTGAAAATATTATTAATGTTTCCGCGCTAATCACTTCCAATAACATCCAAGTATCAGATATGAAACCAACTGCCACGAGAGTGCTTAACGCTTTAAGTCTAATTCAAGATCACATCGTTATACCTAATGCGATTAATTTGGGGCCATTATCCATTGATCAAAAAAATAATATGAATGAAACGATATCCTATACAAAAAACACAAACAACATCCCTATTAAAATACAAAACAGCTCTATTACAGAATCGACACAACTGACTGTAAATGATGAGATAGTCAATACAAGCATGCAGTTCACACCACCTCTCACTTTTGGATTAAACTTATTACCATCATCGCAGCCAGGTGAAAAATCAGCCACAGTAAGTGTGTCGTGGACATGCCCCTAATTGCATTCAAACATTATCGCTCTATACCATACATCTTAGACTTCATTCTCTCTGATTTGGCTTTAAGCAACTCCGCTGGTGTCGGCCCCTTCGGCGATACTGGCGTAACCAACGCGCGGCGTATATACGGTATCGTCTACCTTTCTCTCATGCATGTAGCAACATCACGTTTGCCGTTGATTTTGCATAAAATCTATTCTAACAAATCAACATCGAAACATGCTTAATCAAAATTGCTCACGCCTTCATCCCCTTCCCCCTTGCTAGGTTAATTCTGTCAACGCATTCCCTCAATGCTTTGACTTGCTCAGAGGTGAGTTCAGATTCATTAATTGTGGCCAGCAGTGCGTTGAGGGAGCGCTCAATATCGTTTTTAGTCAACCGTAAACAGATAACCTTAACCCAACGTGGCGAGAACTTGCTGAGGCCGATTGCTCTTGTGATTCTTAATTTCATTCTGATGCCTCTTTGTCGCCAGAAGAGGCGGCTTGTACTCGGTTATAACACGCAAAGAAGACAAAGCCTTTAACTCATTCGCCATGCGGTACGAATCATAAGAATCTTTACTGGCATAGTTACACTCTTCCATCTGCCTTCATTCGCTCATATTTGGCTTTCAAAAGCTCTGCCGGTGTCGGCCCCTTCGGCGCTACCGGCGCGGCCAACGCCCGCCGTAAAGGCGGAATCGGCTTACCGGCCAGCACCCGCTTTTCCCACATGTCCAGAATATCGCCAGCCTCATGCTCAAGCTCTTTCTGGCTCAACTGACCATCTGTTCCACGGCGCCGCAGCTCCAGACAGATGTGGTAAAAAACAGGCTTTGGCCAGGGATACTGCTCGCTGCTCGGGTACCGGAACACCAGCTTGCGCCACTTCCAGTATTCAGCCATCACGTCAGCGGTGGTGATCCCCAGCACACAGCGCCCTTCCCTGCACCACTTGATGAACTGGCCAGGCGAAGGCAGGAATGGACGCTCCTGACGGCGTACCATGCGCATACCGGCCTCAACCTGCTCCAGAGTGGTGATCCCGTTTTCTTTGAATGCCAGCACCCACTGGCGGCGGATTTCGTCAACGTCGTCTTGGCTCCGATTAAACAAGCTTGCAGGGAAAGCGGCGGCCAGCTGTACGAACAGCCCGTTGATAATCTTGGCTACCTGTTCAGTTTGCTCACGCTCGGTGTACTGCTCAGGCAGGTTGTGCGCCACGCGGCGAGCCTGTTCCAGGTCAAAATTGCGAATGCTTTCGGCAAGGTTTTTCATTCCAGCACCCCGTCAATCCAGTCGGTGTTATGCAGGTCGATACCTCCCCGAGAAGGTTTTACCGCTCCGGTTGCTCGCATCCGTTTGGTGGTGAGCTGATCCCACTGTTTGCGAAGACTCGAGGGACTCAGGATGTTGTCTTTCCAGAACTCATCCCGGTTGGCCCACTGGAACAGGTCACAAATTTCGTAGTGCGTGCGCTTGTCCTGGACACGCATCAGCCTGATGGTATTTGCCCATTCAGCCCAGTTGGGTTCGGAAAGCGATGCGTTGACGGTGAGAAGCCTGTCGTAAATCCAGCGAGCGGCCTTTAAGTCGTCAGCGGATCCCCATGATTTACCTGCTGGGGTGTATATCCCGTCGGCAGCTTCTGGATGGCGTGAGAGAAACTTTCGAGTTTTCTGGTTTCGGGATTCGTCAGAATTCCGAGACGAGGATATTTTAATATTGTTCTTGTTATAGTCTTGGGTGTCTACCGTTTCCGGGAAGGTTTTTCCCGTTTTCGGTAACACTTTTCCCGATTTCGGGAAG